TGGGTAAGAAGTATCGGGTTCAGACTGACGAACCTTATAAGAATAGGACCAAGTGCAAGACCTGTACGGGTGCTGGAGCAATTTACCAAAGCACTGGCATTGCCGCTGGCCTGAAAATGTCACCCAGTTCCGCTTTTGACGCCAGCATCAATGGCTTCAAGACTGATAAGGAAACCATCAAAGGCCTTATACTTCAGGCAGAGCGTAAGAAGAATGACATAGCAGTAGAGTTTCTGACTAAGATCAGTCGGCTGAGTGCACTGTCTGTGTATTTAGATAGCTTTGTGGCAGGTATCCAGCGAGGTACTAGAAACACGGGCTTCCTTCACGCCAACTTCAATCAGTGTGTAGCTGCCACTGGTAGGCTTTCCTCCGGCGGCGGGATGTCAATCAACCTACAAAATCAACCGAAGAGAGGTTTCCCGGTAAGGAAGTGTTTCATCAGTCGATTTGAAAACGGTATATGGATTGAATCCGACTACTCAGGCCTTGAATTTAGGACGGCTTGCGAACTGTCGAGAGATAGCCAAGGTCTTGCCGATATTCTTGAGGGCAAGGACATCCACAGACAGACCGCCAGTATATGTCTTAAAAAGCCAGCCTCTCATGTGACAAAGGATGAACGCCAAGGTCATAAGTGGGCATCGTTCCAGCCTCTTTTTGGGGGTACAGGATTTGGTATGCCGGACCACATAAAGGCGTACTTCGACAGGTTCTACGGTATCTACGAAGGTATATACGGCTGGCATCAATCTCTGATGACAGGAACACTCAAGAATGGAACTGTAGAGACACCTAGTGGCCGTCAATATTTCTGGCCTAATGTTGAGAGAACTAAGAACGGCAGGGTGACTAGTGCAACCCAAATTCTTAATTACCCGGTGCAGGGCTTCAGCGCCGATCTTGTGCAATTAGCCTGCATAAGAGCATTTAAACTGTTTAAACAAGCAGATTTACGCAGCAAACTTACTCTTACCGTCCACGATTCAATTTGCGTGGACACTCATCCAGATGAGATTGAGCAAGTAAAATCTATCCTGACTGAGGCCATGACAGGTGTCGGGGAAGAGGCTGAGAAGCGGTTTGGGTACAAGACAATTGTGCCTCTAGACATAGAAATCAGCGGCGGACCAAATTGGCTAGAGCAACAGGAATATGCTTGATTACGCCACCTAACTGTCGTATAATGAGAGACCAAATTGAGGAAGAGTTATGACTGAACTAGTAGTACAAGAAAACGGCTTATCGTTAGCAGAAATTAGCGCACAACTAGGCGCTGCATCAACATCAACAGGGCCAAGCATCCCTGAGTTAAAAATGAATTATGATGGCGACAACGGTCCAATGGGTGCATTCTTTTTGAAGACCAAGCAAGATCAGGCATATGCCACGGAAAATGTAAGATTTCGTGCTTTTAGTAACCATATCCAGTTTAGACATTGGGGTGATGACAATAAATTAATCAATAAATCTCTATTGATTAGAAATGAAAATAACGATGAAGCGCGGGATCAATTGGGAGGCTTACGATGTAACGTACCCACCTATGAAGAATCTATTGCAATGTCTCCAGAGGAGAAGAAAAAGTTTGAAGGTAGGGCCAAGTATAGAATTGTTAGAGGTCTTATAAGTTACACTGGAAAGACAACAGATGGTCGTGAAGTCACCATTGAGAACCAGCCTTGTGTTTTTGAAGGCAAGATTAAGAACTTCGGTCCTTTCTACCACGATGTAGTAAAAAAGCTGCCGCAGGGTATGAACCTCTGGGATTTTGAAAGCATCTTGTCAAAGGCAACACTGACAAATTCTTATGGTAAGAAGTTCTATGTTATGCACTTCCATCCTACGTTTAACAGTCCAATCCCTATGGATCAACTTACTTACGACAGCCTCGCTCACGTTACAAATCTAATTACTTCAGAGAACAAGAGTATAGAGGAACAGTATCGTGAAGCAGTAGCACAGAAAGAAGATCTCGCTGAAGCTGATCGTATTATGGATGCCGTTGATACTCTCGCCGAAGACTACCGCGTATAATGGGCATAATAGAAAATATGTCTAATGAGGAGTACCATTCACAGAATGGTATTTCTTCAACCGCAGTTAAGTCGGTATTTAAAAAGTCTCTTGCCCACTGGAAGGGCGAGAAACGCAGACAGACGGCAGCTTTCTCTATGGGGTCAGCGGTACACGCCCTCTTACTAGAAGAAGATCGTGACCTTGTTGTCAAAGGACCAAAGACTAGGAAGTCTAAAGGTTTTACTGAGTTGGAAGAGAATGCTGGTCCTGATCAGATTGTCCTGACTGAAGTAGAATACCATGTAGCTCATCGTATGGCGACAGAGACACTGAAGAACCCTGTGTGCAAGAAGGCTTTGCGCCACAAGGATCGTCAAAATGAAGTCTCTATCTTTGCAGAGTGCGAACGCACTGGGCTAGTGCTGAAGACCCGACCAGACCTCTACATACCCTCAGAGGGAGCTGTGTACGATGTTAAGACCACTCAAGACGCTAGTCCCCTTGGATTTGCTAAAGAGTGCTGGAAGTACTCCTACGACATACAAGCAGCCTTCTACATTTATACCTGTCGAATGGCGGGTATTTCTGTGGACAAATTTAAGTTCATTGCCGTGGAAAAAGCGGCCCCCTATGCCAGCCATATGCATATCGTAAGCCCCAACTTATTGGATAATGCTACCGAGAATATGCACAAGGTGTTGGCTACGATAAAAGAGGCAACCGATAAGGAAGATTTTGGCACGGGCTGGGGCGAGTATTCGATCCTTGAACTCCCCAAGTGGCGATAAAAACCTCAAGTGCCAAGGCGAAGGGCCGAAGACATCAGCAATGGGTTAGGGATAAGATACTATCCCTGTTTCCTAAAGCACTCCTCCCCGACGATGTCAGAAGCACTTCTATGGGTGCTGGCGGCGAAGACGTACAACTAAGTCCCGCCGCCAGACGCCTATTTCCATATTCAATCGAGTGCAAAGCGTTCAAGTCATTCGCCATCTACAAGGTGATGGATCAGGCGGCAGAGAACTGCCCCAAGGGTGCAGAGCCAATAGCTATAATTAAGGGTGACCGTCAAAAGCCCTTAGCTGTTATGGACGCGGAGCATTTTTTCAAACTAACGAAAAAAGGCAAGAAATGAAACTTCCTGAGAATACAATTCAAATTACTATGACCGTAGATCAAGACGATGATCTTCTTGAGGTGTCTTTAAATGAGAGCCTTAGCTCTTCGATGTCTGACGAACAGGAAACCTTCTACTTAGACCTGTGCAACGGCCTGATGGCTAAACTGAATACAACTCTTGAGGAGTTTGTAATCACGGGCAGGCTTTTGCGTAGAATATCTATGCTGGAAGACGAACTCTATGAAGACAGGGACGGCCTAGAAGTAACCTTTGAGCCTTCCGAAGAGCTTCTGGATGCCATGCGTCTAAATTCAGATGATAACGTATTAGCTTTTAAGAAGAAGCTACACTGATGGCTTCGGATATGGTGAACAGCCCGTCCCACTACAATCATACCATTGAGTGCATCGACGCCATGAAGGCTATGACTGAAGGCGGTACAATACCCCCTAAAGTCTTAGTAACTCCGCATCAGGCGCACTGTTGGCAGACTGTTTTTAAGTACCTCTGGAGATGGCCATACAAAAACGGCCTAGAAGATCTCAAAAAATGCCGCTGGTACTTAGACCGATTAATTCAGGAGATAGAAAAATGATTACACAGGAGGATATTGACGCCTTTAAAGTATACAACCCGCCTTTATCCACCATGCAGCAACTTGTGACTGACTTTGCCCTACGCATGGATCAGCCGATCAACCAGCCGTGGCTTAAAGATAAAGACCTAGAGGATTTCCGCTGGGGTTTAATTCAAGAGGAATACGGAGAGGCTTTTGATGAAAGCTGTAGCCAAAATAATCCCGCAAATATGTTCAAGGAACTGATGGATATTTTGGTTACCGTAATTGGTTACTGCGTGACGTATGGGTGGGATGTAGAAGAAGGCTTCCGCTTAGTTATGGCCTCAAACATGAGCAAATTAGGCGTAGACGGAAAACCTCTAAAGAACTCTTCAGGGAAAGTTCTAAAGGGACCGAATTATAAACCAGCAAATTTAAAACACTTAGTGGAGACCAATTAATGAATAACTATTTACCAACCGATTATCAAACCTTTATCGCAACCAGCCGTTACGCACGGTGGATTGAGGAAGAAGGTCGCCGGGAGACTTGGGGTGAGACAGTATCTCGCTACATGGAAAACATCGTAAAACCTGTTGCGGGTGACGATAGCTACATAAAAGATATCGAACAGGCTATCCTCAGTCTGGAGGTAATGCCCAGTATGCGGTCACTAATGACAGCGGGTCCAGCGGCAGCGCGGGATAACACCTGTATGTATAACTGTAGCTACCTAGCCGTAGATGACCCGAAGGCCTTCGATGAGGCTATGTTCATCTTGCTGTGCGGAACTGGGGTGGGCTTCAGTGTAGAGCGTCAGTGCATCGATAAACTTCCCGAAGTCCCTACACTCTTCGACAGCGACACTATCGTCATGGTTAAGGACAGTAAGGAAGGCTGGGCTAAGGCTTTCAGGCAAGTTCTGGCACTCCTCTGGGCTGGTGAAATTCCTAAGTGGAATGTTGAAAAGGTACGGCCAGCGGGGGCGCGGCTTAAAACCTTTGGGGGCAGGGCATCTGGACCCGCTCCTCTGATCGATCTGTTTAACTTTGCAGTTAGCACTTTTAAGGAAGCACAAGGTCGTAAACTGTCTTCGATTGAGTGCCATGACCTCATGTGTAAGGTCGGTGAAATAGTAGTCGTAGGCGGCGTTCGTCGTAGTGCAATGATTTCATTAAGTAATTTGTCAGATGACCGTATGCGCCACGCCAAGAGCGGTAAGTGGTATGAGCAAAATCCGCATCGAGGGCTGGCTAACAACTCTGTGGCCTACTCTGAGAAGCCTGACAGTATGTCATTTATGCGTGAGTGGATGGCTCTGGTGGAGTCCGGTTCAGGTGAACGGGGCATCTTCAATCGACAGGCAGCAAAGGTGCAGGCAGGTCTAAATGGTCGCCGCAAATCAGATGCAGAATTTGGTACAAACCCTTGTTCTGAAATAATTTTATTACCAAGTCAGTTTTGCAACCTCAGTGAAGTAGTAATCCGGGCTACAGATACGCTGAAAGACTTAGAGCGGAAGGTACGCCTAGCTACGATCTTAGGTACTATACAGGCTACCTATACAAAGTTTCCCTACTTACGGAAGATATGGGAAAAGAATACCTCAGATGAGCGTCTGCTTGGTGTCAGCCTCACAGGTATTATGGATAACCCTCTAATGACTACCGCTAATAGTGGACTTGATAAAACTTTGAGGCATTTAAAAGATGTTGCTATTAACACTAATGCTGAGTGGGCTGAACGCCTTGGCATCCCTGTCGCTGCTGCTATCACTTGCGTTAAGCCTTCCGGCACGGTTTCACAACTTGTTGATTCCGCCTCTGGTATTCATGCTAGGCACAGCCCCTATTATATTCGTACTGTTCGTGGTGATAACAAAGACCCACTAACACAGTTTATGAAAGATCAAGGGATTCCCAATGAGCCAGAGGCGTTTAAGCCGGATCAAACGACTGTATTCAGCTTTCCAGTTAAGTCTCCTGAAGGAGCGGTCTGCACCGCAGATATGACGGCTATTGAGCAGCTTGAAATGTGGCTGATGTACCAGAGGCATTTTGCGGAACATAAACCAAGCGTAACTATCAACGTCAAAAAAAATGAGTGGTTTGATGTGGGAACATTTGTCTATAAGAATTTTGATGAAATGAGTGGGGTTAGCTTTCTGCCATTTGCTGAACATACTTACCAGCAACCACCGTACCAAGATTGTTCTAAAACTGACTATGAAACTCTCCTATCTGTTATGCCTGAAAAGATTAATTGGGCGGACTTATCGAACTACGAAAAGGAAGATACTACTGTCGCTATGCAGACTATGGCGTGTAGTGGAGACAGTTGTGAATTAGTAGATATCTCTGCTTAAATATCTTATTTTCTTATAAAAAAAGCCCCCAGATCACTTGACCTGAGAGCATAAAAACACTAAATTAATTTCGAATAGGGCTAAAGATTGGTCGCCTTGTTCGTTGGTTGGAAACCCCTGCTTTGGTTGGCGGGGGTTTCTTCATTACTGGATACCCAAACCCATCATTTGATCGTCTACTGTAACAGTGGGACGCCTTGGTTCTTCTTTTGGTCTACCTTCACTAATTGTACCCGCAGTAGTTATTGGCGCAGCATCTGCCGCATTAAGTGCAGCATTGCTAATTAATTGATTTGGGAAGACAGCAATATCTTTTGCTACTTTCAAACCTTTCCTAGTATTACTTAGACCTTTAAACGACTGTCCATATTTAACTAGTAATTCCTTTAGGGCATCGAGCGCCCCTTTTCTGATTGTGGGGTTCTGCTTCATGGCGGCAACTAGAAGTCTAGGATTGAGCATCAAAATTTTCATTTGATTTAATTTATTACCTACAGGTAATCCCGTAGTTATTTTCTTAAATGCCGCAGAACCAATAGCCGCTGACTGAAGCTGACTTCCATCCCCCATGCCAAACATAGCACCAAAGTTTGCACCTAAAATCCTAGAAGCATTTCCAATAATATCACTTGTCTGCGTTACAACGTCATCAAACTGCCGTGGGTTCATAGAACTTCTCTGTATCCGCAGACCTTCGGCTACCACTGTACCTAATGCCTCGGTCTCCTCAGTAGAGAGGACGCCGTTTTCTTGCATGACCTCTAGAATACTTTTGTCGCCAGCCTTGCCGCTGAGAGGTTTAGTAAGCTCCTCAGTCAGTCTGATAAAGTCAGGACTTTCTCCAGAAGATGCTGCTTCAAATAGTTTATCAATAGTAGACATCCGCAGGTCAGATAAAGCATCTGCGTCCCCTAAAGCTTCTTGTGCTAGGGCTGCATAATTTTCTACTGGATTACTAGAATTTAGTACATCACCAATAGCCGCTGGTAGTGTACCCGTTTCCGCAATTGCGCCGAACCGTTGTGCAATTTTATCGGCTGTTCTTTGTGCGTCTACTAGCCCTAAAAGCTCGGCCCGAAAGTTTGGAAATGCTTTTAGAACTTCCGAATTTTGATCAGAGGACATAAACGCTTCAAGCTTTTCAGTGGATATTTTACCATCAGTACCCCTGAGTTTGATAACAGAGCCTCTAAGAAAATCTTCTTGAGCCTGTGTCATTTGGGGGCCAAGGTTCTGTACTACACCTTCATCCCTAATAGCCGGGACTTCAGAACTTTGGCCACCTTCGTTTAGTATAAACTCTTCTTCAGGGGTGTTTGGGGAACCTCCGTTCAGGGGACGGTTAGCATCATATACCGTGTATTCAGGTACAGGGTTATTCGGGTCTAAAAGTCCGTTCCCATAGTACCCCTCACCTGTTCCTGTTACCTGTACTTCAGGTATAATGTCAGCGTCTGTAGGCATACTCTTAGCAGGATCGATGTTTGTGGGGTCGCCTACATTATCTGCCTGCGTAGCTGGTAAACCCGAACCATCATAGTCAATCTGAGTAGCATTAAAGTCAGCGGCCTGTGCTGCCCTGCGCTGGGCATCTAAGTCTTGTAATTGGCTTAGTTTAGGGGCTGCATTATCAGCTTCAAATGCTGCATTTCTAAGCTCAGACATATTCTCAGCGCGGTTAGTGCCAGTACCTGTAAGGGCGCTTTCTAATACTTGTGTAGGTCGTATTTTAGTTGCACCATCAGAAGTCTGATTAACCTCCTTAGCATAGTACCTAGCAAACCTTTCATTCTTTAGCTTACTAAATTTACGGGCTGCTATGATATCTGCCCCACCTTGATCGAGAGGTATTGTATTAAGTTCGTCTACTGCGGCAGTTGCAAGTTCATCAAATATACCAGCTTGGTGATATTGATTACTGTCCCTAGCTGAACGAGCTTCAGTCAACATACGAGATCTAAACATTCGGACGTTTTTTGCGGACATCGGGCCATCGCCAGCGGCCTCTCTAAATATTGCTGAAATAACTGCGTCTAGCTGACCACCGCCTGCTAGAGTTTCTCCTTCAAGAATACGGTTAGCTCGTAAATCCTGAATACGTCTACTTAGTACCTCGCCGCTAGTTGATAAGTTTGGATCGATCCTATCCCATAGATAGGTCTCCATAGCGTTAAGGCCCATCTTAGCCTCAAATATAACAGACTGTGCGGTAGTGGATGCAACCTCTGGACTTACGCCGGGGGTTAAGGCGTTTACTCTAGCCGTTGCTTCACTCTGTGCTGTCTCGATTGTAGTATTTAAAAGTTGCTGGAAATATCTATTACGAAGAGTATCTGCCATTGCAGTATTACCTGCCTTGGCTAATTGGTCCGAAGTCTTGAGTATTTGATTTAAAGCAATGTTCAATTCTGCACTTACGTCAGAAGAAAATTCTGGATTTTTAGTTAAGTTATTCTGTATCGCCAGCAAGGTAGGGTTATCAGTTAAAGTACCTGCGGGTAGATTTATACCATCTACTGGGCCAGCATCTCCCAGTGCCAGACTTGTTTCTAGGTCTTGTATAATACGTTCAGGGGTATGTGCGTCCGCCTGTTCAATTAATCGATCATATAATACATCGTCACCAGCTTTTTCCGCAGCCTTAGCTTTTTCTAGAATAGAGTTTCTCTGGTCCTGTGCTGCTAATAGAATATCGTTTACAGCATTACGGCTAGCTGCCCCATCACTAAACGCTGCTAAGAGTGTGTCTAGGGACTTTGAAGCACCTTCAGAAACTGCATTGGCGGTATTTGGGGCTTTGTAGCTTGCGCTTGCAGTACCACCACCAAGCAGTGAGCCTAAGAACTCCGCACCCATCATGGCATATACATTGTCACCTAAGCCTATGGATTCTGTAAATGCTGCTAATCCAGCGGCCCCACCGCCTGCGGCAGTTTCTATATTACGGAATTGCTTTGGGTTAGCGGCGGCTTCCTTCAAAATAGGATTGCTGAGACCAAAGCCAACTTTTGCTGCCTTCAGTACAGCCGCTGCCGTAGCCGCACTCTCAGTAAAAACTCTAGTAAACGTAAAATATGGACGTAGTTCAGGAGATAATTCTGAACTTTCCTCTACATATTTTTTGTCTATTCCTATGGCTTGGTTAAATGCGTTACCCGCATCCCTAACCATTTGCCCCCCTAAAAGAGGCTTATCAGTTGTAAAATTAAAATCCTCAGTATCAGTGCTAAAATAAAAGTCAGGGTCATAATTGGGTGATGCTGGATCATCTACACCTTCTGGGGCATTTATACTGGCTAATGCGTTTGCACCCCGACGAATACCACTCTCAATAGGTGTCGTTACAGCATTCTGAACCATCCCCAGTACGTCACCGGGAAGACCTACTAAGTTGGTAAGACCAGTGGCAACGCCAGAAGCGGTGGCGTTTGGCGCATCCTTAATATCTGTACGAACTGAATTACCTGAAACTATAAAATCAATTAACGCAGTTGGACTATACTCTTCCATTAGCGGAACCAAATCAAATGGCTCACCATTCATTTTAAAATTAGTCCCAGCCTCTTGTACTATGTCATTAAGAATATCATCGTCGTTTTCGCCGCTATCGCGCCGTTGTTGCAGGCCGTCAAGATCAAGCTCTCCTGTGGCCTGTTGCTCTTCTACGGCATCATCACCAAACGGATTTTCTTCTACGGCTTCATCGCCAAATGGATTTAAATCAGCCATATTAATTACCTTTTTTAACGTAGATTATTCCTTGGTACATATACTTTTCGCCAGCGCGTATGTTAGCATAATTTGGATCGTCTTTGCCAGTTATCACGGGAGGAGTAGTACTATTTATCACGGGAGGAGGAGTAGTATTTTCCGACTTTAATACACTTCTTTTAACAACCTCGGCCTTTCCAGAACCTTCCATATTTTCGATAACTTTTCCGTATAGCTCTGACAGAGGCCTAATTGAAATTAAGGCTACATTTGCATCACTAATCTTAGTTACTTTTATACCTGTCTTGCTGTTCGCAATAGCTTCATTTTGGATAATAGATTGATCCAATAGTGCTTTGACATTTTTAAAAGCTTCTAAGGCATCGGGCTTACTGGAAGTGAATTTCCCAATATCCGTAAACAGATTTTCAATGTCTTTCTTTAAAGATACGCTGTCTCGGAGACCGGGGAATGCAGAAATAATATTAAACTTTGTGACTTTGTTTAAGGCTGCTAACGCTTTAGTGGCTTCTTGGGTATTGGGCATACCAGTTGAATTGAATAACCCAGTAATTGTATTTACGATTTTACCTGCCCAGCCTTCAGGTCCAAATGCCGCTGAAATTTTATCTAAGTTATCAATTTGCCCTGCAAATCCCGCGTCTTCTAAGGCTATCTCCATTTCTTGCTTAGCCGCTGCCCGTATAGCTACTTCCTCATCCGTTAAACTCTCTTCAATATTACTTTGTTGCATTGCAAGGTCGGTAGGTTGTCCACCAATAAGGAATGGATCGCCCGTGCGGGTATCTACCAGAATAGGTTTACCAAAGGCGTCTGTGGTCAATTTAATAGTACCGTTGGCAATAGCCACTGCACGGTCTTGTGATATACCTCCGGCAACCAGACCTGCTATTTTAGCATTAATGTCTATGTTAGCTATAGATGTGAAAGTTTTTTCAATTATGGGCTTAGTAATATTAAACCAATCAGCCGCAACCTTTCTTTCGGCTGCATCAGTAGATTTTAACATACCCTCAAATTTAATTAAATCCGCTGCGTAGTTAGATGATGTGTAGGTAGCGTCTTTTTCAACTGCCGCCTTCGATGCTGCGTCCCAATCTTTCTCAAACTGTCCCATTTTTTCTAGAAGCTCGTTACCAGTAAGTTCGCTAGTATTATTTGCTTCTACGAAGGCATCAAAAGCTATCTGTTTAGCAGTAAGTAGCCGTTCATCTGGTGCATCAGCCTTTTCTTTTTCCACTTGCAGGGATTTCATACGGGCAAACGTCAGAGCCTTTTGTGTATCGGCGGCAAGTAATTCTGCATTTTGCGTTGCCCACTGTTCAAACACTACAACAGACTTACCTTCAAGCTGGCTCAAGTCTCCAGCAATTAAACCAGACTTAGCGTTATAGGTCTTTTCCACTGCTTGGTAGGCATCAGAAGTAGGATCACCTACAAGGCCTGCGTCCAGCATAGTTTTAAGTACGGTAGGGTCAATTTTGGCCAATTCTTCAGGCTTCTGCCAGAACTCTGGATCTTTAGTGGATGTATCGGTAGCAAGTTTCCAGCCTTTTTCAAATGTAGCCATCGCTTCAATACGGGCATCTCCTGAAAGTGTATTTATGTTCCCTTGAGCAATGTAGGCTTCTTGAGCCATCTGTTTAGCAGTGGCCATTTCTTGCCCAGCGGCCTCATACTCTTCCGCAATAGAACGCATATCAGTTAAGGTGTTCAGTTGTTTTTCATTCATTCTGGGAGCATTAGCTTTAATGAATTGATCTATCTTCTGAGCGCCTGCGCCAGCTAATGTACTAATGTCGGCGTCACCCTCTTGTACCCGTCTGATCAGGAGGAAGCCATTAATAGCTTTGTATGCTTCGCTACCCTGTTCGTAGTTACCTGTATCAATAAACGCCTGTAAGGTATTTGCATCAAAAGCTGATAGTTTTGTAGGATCACTCCAGAATGCTGGGTCAGCCTCACGCACCTTAGCTTCTCTTAAACGTCCATTGAGATACTCAAAATCTTCTGGATTTTGTTGCGGGTCAACCTGAGAAATAAAGTCCGCAAAATAGGCTGAATTTTTGCCTGCCATATCCGTCTTAGATACGCCATTAATCTTCTTATCCCAGCCGTTTTTAGCTGCGAGATTTGTAATCTCCGTAACAGTTGCGGATTGATTTGCAAGCTCCGCAGTACGCAGGCGTGCTAGGTAGTTATTTTCGGTAATACCCTCTAAGTCAGGAACTTCTTTTTTGCCCGTAAACTCAATACTTCCTGCGGGTGATAAGTTAGAAGCTTCTTCAGTTACTGCTTGGTAGGGTCCGTCACCCGGTTGAAGCATACCTGCATTCTGCATTTGCTCATCAATATCTGCCTGCGGCGTACCTTCACTGTAAGTGCTATACTGCTTCATGTGAGCTTCTAAATCAGAGAAGTCGGTAAAGTTACCTCCCCTAATGACGCTCATAATTGCAGATTTATTTTGGGGGTTAGCATCTTGCCCTGTACTCGTAAAATAGAAGTTTGCTAGTTGCTCACGCTCTCTTTCGCGCTTATCCTCGGCATCCTGTTTGGCCTTAGTAGCCCGTGCAGCAACCCTAGCTTCCTGACGTTTAACTCGCTCTTCCTGACGCTTCTCTTCGTCTTGCTTTTTTAAGCCATAAGCTAATTCATCTACAAAACCCTGAAAAGGATTAGACTTCTTTTGGTAGCCGCCTGAAGCTATACCTGCGCGTACTTTTGCGGCCTCTGTCTTAAAGCTCATCTTCAGGCTCCTCTTCTACCATAGCACCAAGCATAGCCGCCTGTTCATCTTCAGGTGCTGCTACTGTATCAGGTCGGGTCATTAGACCCTCTATAGGAGCCTCTGGGGACGCCTCAGTAGCTGCTTCGTCTGTCTGTGGGGTTGGTTCAGGTTTAGCTGTATCCATTAGCCCTATAGAGGCTCTTAGAAGGGTAGGGGTGAGTACAACCCGGTCCTTGTCCTCAATCCCCATCTCATACTTAATGCCTACGTCCTTAGCGGCTATCTCAATGTAACGGGCTAAAGGTCCAGCAATCAGGATGGCTAGGTCGATACCTATCTTGCCCTTGCTGATGGCCTGTAGAAGAAGCGTGGAGACAACGGTAGTGATGTGGGCGTCTATACCCAGCATTGCATATACTACTTCAATTTGTTCTGGCTCATCGATCTTATCAATCATGTAGCCTACAGCTTCATCGTAATCGACTAAGTCGGGTGGCCTATGCCAAGAGTAGTTTCGGGTGTCTGCCGTAAAATTTGCGCCGGGAATAGGAGCCTCAAACCTCATCTTCCATCTCCTCTTCCTTAGCCTTCGTGCTATCCGTAGGTTCTTCCAACAAATCTACTTCTAGTTCGTCAAAATACTCAGGGGTGAAGAACAAGCCTTCTTCACTTATTTGACTTGTGTTCATGGGCATCTTGCCCTTCATAAACATTTTGATTGATTTCTTGATTGCTTCATCAAATGTCATTGTTAATCATCCCATAATTTACCCGAAGATATCCGTTGTGATCCTCGACTACGGCTTTCGGGTGCGTCGTCTGCACCTCTTGCGCTAGTACTCCAAAGGGAGGGAATTGGTCGGCTCCAACTCGTTTGCCTTCAGTATTCCAATCCCAAGTATAAAAATTAATACCTTTCAAAGTATCATAGTGCTGAATGTTTTCTTTCAGCCTAATGTCTGAAGGTAGAAAGCCTTTTAGCCAGCTTGCGCCAGTGCTGGTCCCTAAGAAAGCGCCACCTAATTGTAGTACGCTATCCATAAATCCGCCGCCGGAAGATTGTCCCGACTGCGCGGTCATCTGTGCGGTCAGCAATCTAAGCTCACGCTCCATATCGCTGTCGGTAGTCCTCCAGATGTAATCTAGTAGTCCATCTGCGCTATTCCAAAGACTGTTCTGGGTTTCCTGTGTTATGTCGAGAGCGGCTTTCACATCCGCTGTATGGGCATCAACCATTATTTGATTATTGGCAGTCTCTACGGTCTGTCGCCATTTAGCATTACCTCTATCAATTTCATTTTGGAAAGTTACATTAAACTTCTGGCGGTCATTCTTCATGTCCGAATTATACTGCGCAGCGTCATTAGTTTCGCCTGCATTAAACTTCTTTAAGGCATTCATCTCAGATGAGTTGTGACGCTGTGCCGATACTGCAAGTTCACCCCAAAACTTATTGGCGTCATTTTCATTATCTGCCGTAAACAACCGCTGTGCATTGATAGCGGCAGTATTATCGAACAGGGACTGAACATAGGCGGCTCGGTTTATTACCTCTGCCTGTTGCTCGTTAGTTAAGTTCTGTAGGTCCATCTGCATAAAGTTTTTGGCGTTTTGTATTGCCGCCTGTGTCTTAACGTCTACGTTGTTCATCTCTAAGTTGGATAAAACATTAGCCTTGTTAATTACGGCTTGCTGACGGTTGTCTAAATTCTTGATGGTCAGCGTTTGGAAAAAACTTGCGTCCTTCTCGGCCACACCCAGAGTAGCTTCCATAATTGCATTACTAAAAGCTGCCGTTGCCGCAGTACCTGATATACCATTGAAGGCTACAGATTTTGAGGCATCTCGGTGCATAGACTGCGCCCAAGCGGGTATAGTCGGATTTCCGTTAGAGTCTTTAAACTCTTCCGATATAATCTTCATTTGACCTAAGACAGTAGCCTTGGCGTCGGTGTAGTTACCTTCACCTAGCTTCTGGGCAAACAACTTACCTGATACCGTACTCGTATCAATCACAGAACTAATGTCTTGAGAGGCAAAATTATTTAGAGCTTCGCCTAGAACACTGCGTGTGCCGTCTGCATTTACACCAGTGGCCGCACCTTCGATGTCTGTAATGAGGTTATCTGCAT